AGATATTGGACAGTTTCTTTCTGAATGGACAAGCCTTTATAACAGTCACTCTGGAGAGCGTGGTATCTTCTCACGAGCCGCAAGTAAAAGTCAGGCTAAGAAAAACGGGAGGCGTGATGGAGATTATGACTTCGGAACTAATCCCTGTTCAGAAATCATACTTCGACCATACCAATTCTGTAACCTCACAGAGGTGGTGGTCAGAGCAGAGGACACTGTAGAGTCACTGTCTAAAAAGGTGCGGATTGCTACTATCCTGGGTACATTCCAGAGTACTATGACGCACTTCCCTTACCTGCGTAAGATATGGAATAAGAACACAGAAGAGGAGCGACTGCTTGGTGTATCCTTGACTGGTATCCTAGATAACAAGTGGATGGGAGAAGTAAATGACAGCACTGCGAAGGCTCTTGAACAGTTACGCCAAATCTCCGTTAGCACCAATATGGACTTTGCAGCAACTCTGGGAATCCCTCAAGCTACTGCTATTACTTGTGTCAAACCTAGTGGCACTGTTAGCCAACTTGTTAATTCTGCCTCTGGTATTCATACTCGACATAGTGATTATTACATACGAAGGGTTCGTGGCGATAAAAAAGACCCTCTTACGGCGTTTCTAGCAAACTCTGGAATTCCTGTAGAAGACTGTGTAATGCGTCCAGACAGCACTGCTGTGTTTTCTTTCCCAGTGAAAGCACCAGATAATGCTAGGACTCGTGAGCACTTAACTGCTTTGCAGCACCTGGAACTGTGGTTGATGTATCAGCGCCACTGGTGTGAGCACAAGCCTTCTGTCACTATCTCTGTCAAGGAAGATGAGTGGATGGATGTTGGAGCGTGGGTATGGAGGAACTTCGATGAAATCTCTGGTATATCGTTCCTGCCTTGGGATGGAGGCACTTATCGTCAAGCACCTTATGAGGAAGATGATGCCCACTATCTAGTAATAGACATCCTATTCGTCAGAGTGCTCATCGGATTCCGATAAGTACATCTCTTTCTCGTGCTTGCGGCGTTTGACTAATCCAGGTAGTTCTTTACCGCCTGCTTTAGTCCACGCCAAAAAGCCTTCTGCGGCTCCTTCAAAGTCTCCACGATTATGCTTCTGTCTTATTGTGGATCTTTGGAGGTTGCCCAGTCCCACATTGAAGGCAAAGCTAACCAAGGCATCAAAGCGACCTTGTGTAAGCCCTGTAGGACACATCCTAAGCACTCCCTGTTCAAATCGTAGCAAGTCCTTTGCAAGGATATCATCCACTTCAGCCATGGATAAGGTTCTATCCCATCCAGCAGGGATTGGTAGGTTCTTTCGCTCATCTAGTTTGACTCCAATATGTCCAGGGTCAATAACATGACCAACCCCGACAGTCCACAAAAGAGCAGGACAACGATAAGGGCGAGTACGAACTCCTTCATCCCGCTTGATAGCCTCTATGCACTTCTTACTTACTTTCACTTCTTAGACCATCCTCGGCTTCCGAACCAGTAGCCTATAATTCCACCTAGCATAGCCATCTCATCTTCGCTAAACACCACATCCGAGAACTTGATTACATCGTCAATGCTAGTAATCACTCCAGGCAGCGAGAAGATATGCCACATAATCCAGACATTGATTGCTATAAGTTCAAACACTAGCATATAGGTAATGGTAGGACGGACTGTACCGACATAGTTGACTACCCAAGTAGAGGCTTTCTCAAGCACTTTTTGGTCATGTGCTAGAGCAGCATTTTGCATCTGTGCCTCAGTCTGCATAGCAATCTGGTCAGTGCGAATCTCTTCAACCTTTTGCTGTGCTAAGAATCCTTCACGAGCAAGTGCTAACTCACGCTCTGTCTGAACCTTAGCCAACTCCATCTCATGCTTTTTGTCAGCCTTGTCTTGGAAAAAGTCTAAGACCTTTGGTAGACCAGAAATAAGTAGACCGCCTAGTGTAGATAGTAGAGATAGCATTACATTAGCCCCATAAATTTAAATAGACCATAGACAAAACCAGAAGCAACCAATATCCAAAATATCTCTCTTCTTGTCTCCATGCGCTTGCGATAGAAGTCATCATTCAATTCTCTATGCTGCTTACGCATCTGAGTAATCAGAGACTTTACTTCAGAGACAGCAGACCTGCCATACTCCAACTCAATCTGCTTATACATCTCCATCTCTGCATCTCTTATCTGCCTGATGATTTTGTATTCTTCATAGGCAGTCATGAACATCATGTCACCACGGCGTTCAATCTGTTGCTGCTTCCTCTTCCAGGCGACTCTGGCCTTAGCCTCTTCGTCTAGGAAAGCGTTTACCTCAGTGGCAGTTTCCTTAATCTCCCTGCCAACCTTAACAGCTTCCTTAATCCCTGAGAGAGCAGCCCTAGTAGTTTGTATAGGGTCGCTCATTATAGTTATTCTACTCGGCTTAGTTTCGCTTCTTCTCTAGCAATGATAGCGCCTGCTGCTTGTGGTCCCAGTTTATCTACTGCTTTTTGAAATGCTACTCTTGCTGCAGAAGGATTCTTCATTAATTGTTCTGCTGCTTTATAAGACAGCCCTGAAGCCACAAGAACAGGTCCGATAATAAAAGGATTGAAACCAACTAAAGCACTGGCTCCAACAGACGCTGCTACTTTTCCACCTATAACGGCTGAACGATACCCAGCAGACACAACATCTGGCTCAGGACCAAGAACATTTACTCCTTGACGAGCAAACGCACCCATAGGACCCACACCAGCACCTGCCTGTAATTCAGATGCCTGACGAGTTGCTGCTTGAGCAAGTTCTGCAGCACTGAAACTACCACGGAACTGCTGTATAGCACGAGCAGTCGAAGCAGCATCAGCAAAGCGATACAACTTAGCCCATGCTTCATCAGCTTTTTTAATCAAACCTTTTTCATCAATACGAGTAGTGTAAGATCTAAAAGCATTTAAAGCATCTTCATAAGCTGCTGCTAATGCTTCATTATCTGCTCCAGTCTTTTTACCGTATTTCTCAACTTGTTTTTTAAGAAACTTATCAATATTTTTTAAATCAATGCCTTCGGCTGCAGGTAATTGTTTCATTCCCATAGGAGCAATAGCACCTTGAGGAACAGGACCTAATTTAAACCTATCAATAACTTCATTCTGAATACCATTCTCAAATGTTTGCCGTGCTCTTGGAGACAGATTAGGAATATTGTTTGCTACAACTTCTTTTAAATCATCTGCAAATTGATTATCAGGAACAATACGACCAATTTCATCCAACGCATCGTCATAATATTTTGTAATTCTGTTTTGAATATAACCAGACATTTGCATACCATCTTTAATACCAGCAGGAATGGTTTCATCAATACTACTTAAAACTTCGTTTCCAGAGGAACGAGTGAATGAATTACGAATTGCTCTCTCAGAAGGACCAAAACCAATCGATTCCATCTGACGAAATACCCATCCAGGAACTCCACCATAGGCTTGTCCAGGCGGTACACGAACTCCCTGTGCTAGCAACTCTGGAACACCTTCTTTTAACTGCGGAGCAAATGCCGCACCAATCTTAGACACAGCACCGCCAGCAAGACCAGAGAAACCAACATCACGAAGTTTCTGTAATGCAAATGTGCTAGGATCTGCAGCCTCTTCAACAGTCTGCGTTACTGGCATAGCCGCTGCACCACCTACACCACCAGCAGTGCCAGTTAGGACACGACCTGCACCAAGTGCTTGAACACCTTTCATAGCGGCAGCACCAGGAAGGATTGAAGTAGCAACATTACCAACAAGACGAGACCATTCGATTCCGTCTGCTCCTTCACGCTTTCTGCGCTCTTGGTAAGCCTGTTCGTAACCAGCAAGCCTCTGTCGTGTTTCTGCACCACCGACTAATTGAGCAATGCCTGCTAAAGGGTCAACTACAGCACCTTTAATACCTCCTCGTACTGCTTGCCCAACAGGGCCAAACTGCATTGGCTGTTCTACAGCAACTCCTTCAGTTCCTTGAACAACTTCTGAGTAAGGCATAGCCAATAGTCTTTTTCGTTCAGTTTCTGCCTGTTGAAAAGCAGCCTGATATGCTTGCTGGTCAGTTAGTTCAGTAGGTGAAGAAACCTCAAAAGTTCCTCTATCAGGAATAGTGATTTGATAAGTAGGCATTAATCTCTCACTTTTTTAACAGTTACTCCAGCAGGTACTGTAACAGCCGCAGGTACTGCCGCAGGAGTTACAGGAGCACTAGGAACAGCCGCTTGTCCACCACCTTGTTGATACTTAGCAGGAACTTTTCCTTCTAACGCTGTTTTCCAATTAGAATAATGTTCTTCAATCTTATTAAGAGCAGCAGTAATATCTGAAGAACTTTCTAATTGGTCAAGAGTTGCTACAGTTGCTTGTAAAAAGTCAATCTCTCTAACAGCAACTTGACCAAGAGCGCCGCCAGTCGGAGAAGCGTCACGCATTTGCTGTAAACGGTCAAAGCCAAGGTTAGCTTTAATTGTCTCAATCTTGTTTTTAAGTTTACGAGCATCTGTTGCAGGAAGAACCGCTAAATAACCACCAATACCAGTTGTAAACGGAGTTACTAACTGTTTAGCCTCTCCAACGGTCTGAATAACTCTTCCAGCATTAGCAAGAGCACCTTCAGCGGATGCTTGTTTCTTTTCATCTTTTTCTGCAATCTTTGTATCTTGTATGTCTCTCCTCAAATCCAAATTCTGTCTTTGGATATCAAGACGCTGATCTGCAATAGATCTTTGTAGGTCTTGCTGTGATCTACGGGCCTGAGCAGATGTTAGTGCAGCAAGGATTTTATCTGGAGTACCATACTTAGTAACAACTGACAAAACTTGGTCTTCAGTTGCGTTAGGACCGAGAGCAGCAAGTTCTTGACGAAGTTGTAATTCCTGTGCTTGTGACAATAGAGCTTTGCGCTCCTCAGTTGCTGCTTTTCTTAATGTAGCTTCTCTAGCAGCAGCTTGTTGCGCTTCCTGAGCAGTCATTAATGATTCATTAGCATACCCAAGACTTGCTAATTCACCAGAAATATTTTTTAATGTATCACTACTGGTTAAATCTTGTCCCTGATATTTAGAAAGAACAGATTGAATATCAGTTGCTTTCTTAAGCATTGGGTCTTGTACGCCCATCAAGGTATTAATGCCTCTGGCTGCTTGACCACCAAACCTGAGACCTGCCTGATATAAAGGAGCAAATACACCGAACTCTTGACCAGCTCCAGCAATCTCTTGCTCTGCTTGCCGTCTGCGTAGTTCTTGGACATCTGCTACTGAAGGACCAAATAAAGATTGAATTGCCATGTTTATTTCCTAAGAATGATTAGTTAGCCCCAAAAATCGCTTCCAGCATTAAACAAAGGAGGAGGTGCTGCAGGAACTGGTTGATTATAAAAAGAACCACCACCAAAGTAATCTGCTGCTTGTTCAGCACTCATGCCAGGAGAACCTCCAGGATAACCAAACCCACTAACATTAACTCCAGGAGTAGGACGAGAACCCATTAATCTTCCAAACAAGTCTTCGTAATTAATCTTAGATGCTGACTGAGCCAACAGCGAAGGACCTACGAGAGAACCTTGCAGTTGTGTTCTAGCAGCACCTAGACCGCCTTCTAATAAAGATCTGCCAACATTAGCACCAGCAGTGGCAGTACGACCACCAAGTTGAGCACCGATATCCAATGGTTGCTGTGCGGCCTGCTCAAGCAGTTGAGATATACCAAACTGTGTCTGGAACGGAGAAAGTGCCTGAGTCTGCAACTGATATCCAGTACCATACATACCAGCACCTGTGCCAAACAGCCCAGCACCAAAGCCAATACGCTGTTGAGCAGCCTGTTCAGCCTGAGCAAAGTCACGAGCACGCTGTTCTTCACGAGCACGAGCAAGTGCAAACAATTCAGGTTGTCCAGCACCGCCTATATTTAGACCAGCCCTACCACGGCCAAAGACACCTGCTCCAAGCCTTGCCTCTTCACGCATCTGCTCAGGTCTACGGATATCCTGTAATTCGCCAAATACACGCTGTCTAGCGGCTTCTGGAGATTCTGCTAGGTACTGCTCACCCAAACCAAACAACCGCCTTCCAGCGGCTCCTAGAGGCTCTGCAGCGGCTTGTGCCTCTTCAGCCTGTCCTAAACTTGTACCATACAGAGCAGATAATCTATTTTGTAATGCACGAATCTCAGGAGATGATTCATAACTAGCACCAATCAGCCTGCCTTCAGGACCGAACTGAAACTGAGAAGCGCCAAAGCGAGAAGAGATACCAACTGGCCTAAATCTCTGCTCTTCAGCCGCTATCCTGGCTGCTTGAATTTGAGTTTCTGCGGCTCTATCAGCGGCTTGTCTAGCAGCTTTCCCTGCTGATCTTGAACCTATTAAACTACCTCCTATAGAGGCGGCTGCTGCTATCCAAGGCATTTTACTACTCCTTAATTAAAACTTCATCAATTTTATTAACATCTGTCTCATCCGTAGCATGAATACAGAACCAAACACAATCTTCTAATGCTAAAACACCATGATGCTTATCTGCAGTTATGTTTATACAAGCAGGAGCTTCAATGATTTCTTCTTTATCATCTACCAAAACAACTACTTTACCTTTAGCAAGAATTGATAGATGGTCATAATTATGCTTATGCTGTATTAACTGAGAACCTTTAGGAAACTCACATTCTTTGGCATATAAATTATCTGAAAAATGATGCTTTATCACTTAAGAACTTCGTATACAATAAGAACTATACTCTGTTGTCTATTTCGTGCCTCATCTGTACTGTTAGGACAATATGTATTTATTGGTCTTTGTGAAGAACTATCAGCACTTGCCCAGCCTGTTGAAACACTTTGAGAACCTGCCCCTAAGCCTGTCCAATATTGCGAAATAGAAATATTACCAACTGCAGCTGATGATGATCTAGCTATTCCATCATATTTTGCAGTAGATGCTATTTTTATATTTAAATACAAACCATCATTATCAGCACCAGCAAAAGGAACTGTACCAACTAAAATAATATCTGAAGTAGATGAATCATATGCTTTAGTAAACGAACCAAGACTTAAATCGTAAGTAGTTGCTGCGCTTGTAACAGTCCTAGTACTAAAAACAATGTTAGATACTTTTACAATTATTCCAGCAGGTAGCCGAGCAACAGGGATAGTGCCTGAAGTTAACTGAGTAGCGTTTAGTGCAGTAAGGTTTGTACCTGATGCAGCAGGCAATGTAGCAGGAAACCTAGCATCTGGTACAGTTCCTGATGTTAGGTTAGTAGCACTCAAATTAGAGATAGTATTACTAGACCCAGAAATTGTTTTATTTGTTAGCGTAGCAGTAGCAGTTCTTTCGTCAGTAATAGCAGTAGTATCTGCTGCTGAAACAAAAGCAGTGGTTGCAATTTGGGTATTACTCGTGCCAGCACTTGCTGTAGGAGCTAAAGGAGTTCCAGTTAGAGTAGGGCTGTTTGTGTCAGCCTTAGAAGAGATAGCCGAAGCAATAGCATTAAACTCGGTATCAATTTCAGTGCCTTTAATAATCTTACCTGAGTTACCGCTAGGCAGTGAGTCCTTAGCAGCAAAGTTAGTAGCCTTGGTATAGTTACTCATATTGTTTTTCCTTGTTTAATATACACATCAATCCTTTGAATAGATATAGGGTTACCATTAATCTCAGCCTCTAGTCCTATTTGTATAACAGCACCTGTACCGCCAGCCTGTATCTTAAATTTTTCTAGGACAATACCGTCTGAGTATTCAGCAATATTGTACTCACCTATATTATACTCGTAAACTGAACCTGTGTCAAGTTTTTTCGTAAAGGCAAAGAAGTTTTCGTTGTAGTCAAAACCCCACTTCACAGCCACATCCTGGTTAGCCCCTCCAATAACCACAAAACCAATCTGCTTCATAATCTTCTCCCTGGTAGGAGCATCGAAGTCAAAGTAGTTTGTGTAATAACTTAACCGATAGTTAACAGTATTGTCTGAGTGACCAAAGTATTTACCAATATATCCAGGCTTTCCAATGTATAGGTCTTTAGTATTAGTAACTAAGAATGACCTTGGCTCTATGTTAGTCCATGTGGTAACCCTGGCTGATCCATCCTGCAGAGGTGCTCTCATGTCAAAGCAGTATACAAACTTGGTAGTAGGTAAAGCCAGAAGATAGAAAGCATCTCGCTCGTAATAGACAGACTTGATGTTAGCCGCTGTCTCTGATGCCACATTGGTCATCAAATCATCACGAACATTTTTAGATACATCCCGCATCGGTAAAGACTTTTCTTGCACAACTCGTAACAAACTACGGACACCACCATCTGACAAGAAAAGAATATCTGTACCAGTGTTTTGTACAGAATCCCTAGCCACACATCCAACATTAGGAATATAATCCTGCAGTGTCAATGTAGTAACATCAATCGGATTAGCATAAATAGCAATGTTATTACGACCAAAGATGATAAGGAATCCGTTGTGTGCTGCAAGAGCCACTATCTTGTCTGTATTAGGAAACACAGAGTTAATCGACAGAGAACCTGAGTCACCGCCTTGGAAGTCAGAGCCATCCAGTAAGCGACTAAAGTAAACTGTCTGTGGGTCTCCTGAGATATCTGCTAGCCATATACGACCATAAGCAGCGAGAGCACAGTTAGGGCTAAAATCGGTTGTTGTGTAGCCAGAAGGTATAGTACCAACATCGCCAAGCCTCTGAAATCCGTAGGAACCTGCGTGACTGTGTGGATTAGCGATTGTTGTCACAGTGCTAGTAAGTGCGTTACCATTGCTGTAGCCTGCTCCACCAGTAGTAATTGTTACCGTAGCTACGCCAGTACCAGACAGAGTAGCAACAGTTACTGTAGCAGCGGTAGTTCCACCAGACAGTGTAAGGATATCTCCAACATTGTAACCACTACCAGCCGCTGTAACTGACAATGCAGTGATAACACCACTAGAGACAGTAGTAACTGAGAAGGTAGCACCGGTGCCTGGAGTAGGCATACGATGGTATACCAGTGTTGGGTGACCAGTCTGTGCTATGTAGGCGTGAGGCTCTGCAGCGGCAGCATCACCATAAGGCAGAGCAGCAGCTTGCCAGTTATTACCAGTAATCGTGTATGTAAGGTTAGCACTGTTAGCCTGATTACGCACAGAGGCAGTAGTCATCGTGGTAGTGCCAGTAAACAGTTTATTGTTACCTGCGCTGATAAACTGGCTAGAGCCATTATCAGTTAACTCAAACATAAACTGCACTGGGTTAGCAGAACCTAAGTCAGTGTTGACTGTTGTATTAACTGTTGTCCAGCCTCTACGAGCACCAATACGACCATAGCGGTCAATGACACAGTTGTTAGCCTCTAATGCAAATCCTGAAGATAGCGATACCGCAGACTCTTGGATGTTTAGTCCAAAGAATCCTGGTGCAGCAATAGAAGCGGTTTGGGTCTCTTGTGCCATTAAACTGGGTCCCAGAGGAATTCGTCAGGATACTTATTACCTTCGATAGAGATATGGTCTGCTAAGGAAGTCTGATATAGTCCATAGGCTTCTGAACTACGCAGTCCACCATCTTCTCCACGCTCTGCCAAAGCCTTTGCATAGGCTAGGAAGATGACAGGCTCTGCAGGAACTTTGATCTGGTCAGCGTTAGCAGATAATTCAGCCTGTGGTTTAATTAAGTTAAAGTTAATTGTGTATGCACCATCAGGGATAGGATAGAGGTCTACCTGTGTATCACCATTAGAGTCTACACCGTTAAAGTTAAAGTAGCGTGGAGCAGACTTCTCAGGAGTATCAACTAGGAACCACTCGTCCATCTCCATAGTGGAGGCATTATTTAGAAACCAGTTGCTTGTGTCATTAATCACATCGAAGACACGGAATCGAATACCAGAGCCAGTTAACACATAGTTAAACAGGTCTGTAGAGGTAGCAACCGTGATAGTCTCTGACAACGCATTCCAGTTATAGGCATCTTCCACCTGCCTCTTGGCATCATTAACAAACTTACCAATGAGCTTGGAGTATGCAGTATCAGTAACAGATGTAACTTCATTCTCACGCAGACGAATGAGCACATCGTTAACAAGTTGTAGATAAGTCTTGTTAGCCATTTAGCAATCCCATTTCCTTAGTGCCAACGCCTTCCTTGTTGGTCTACCTTTTTCATCCTTCATAGGTCCTGGCATACCGCCCATACGAGCACAGAATGACTTCCTACGAGCAGCAGCCTTGGGAGACTTCTTAGCCTCTTTAGAAGACACTGGAGGCTTTAGGTTAGCGCCTTCCTTAGCCTTGAAGTATGCCCTGCCTTTAGCGTTTAAACCGCCTTCAGGATTCTGATAGACTTTCTTGACCATTATTTCTTCGCAGTCTTTTTAGCTTCTTTAAATGCCTTAGCAGTAGGAGCGCCTTTGGTTCCAGGCTTACGCATCTTCTCTCCAGAACCTTCTTTGATACGCTTACGCTTGGCCCAGATGTTAGAGTAGAGTCCTTGTTTCATTTCTTTTTCTTCTTAGCCATACCAGCCTGAGACATTGCAATAGCAACTGCCTGCTTGCGTGACTTAACCACAGGACCACCTTTGCCGCTGTGCAGAGTACCAGACTTGTATTCACGCATAACTTTACCAACTTTCTCTGCCTTACCTTTTTTAGTCTTAGGCTTCATCATGATCAATATCCCTTCATCTTCTTAGCAGGAGTCTTCTTTACTTTCTTGTTAGTATTCATAGCATACTTCTTTGCTTCTTTCTTGCCCTTCTGCGTATAAGGGAATTTCTTTTCTCCGACCATTGGCATACTATTCTCCTTAGAATTGGAACTGGACTGCTGTTTCAGGGATAAACTCTACTGTTGCAATATAGGTTACGGTATTGGTGCTAGAGTTCTGCACACGAATCTGATCCCCAGCTTGTAAGACTACCTCTGCCTCTCCGTCTAATCTAATAAAATCACCAGCACCTAAGTTCTTACCGCCAACAATGAAGTATTCAGTGTTAGTAGAGACATCATACCAATAGACCTTTGGAGTGTCATTGCCGGTAAGACTAATGATATACATTAACTGCCAAAGACCAGTATTCTTGGTAGGAACCGTAAGAATAGTATCCTTGGTGGTGGTGGTCTTAGTCGTAACAGCCGAGACTTTTCTGCTCATATTAACCTACTTTAAGAACTAAGCTGAGTAATAGAATTACGATGAAACCAGTAGTCCCAAGCAGGATCTGTTCTAGTCTCTTTAGCCTAGCGTTGATGCCTGCATAGCGTTCAGCGCAGACTGCTTCATGGGTGTCAAGTTGTCCTTTAACTTGGTCTATTGGTGACATCACTATCTCCACTTAGGTCCTTCCATCCAGGCTACTAGCGAGTGTCTAGTTCCTTTGGTTACTGGGTTTACTTTATGTACTATGAAAGACGGAAAGACTAGTGCTGTTCCTTGTGTCTTTACCTGCTCTTTATCTGGTGCTCCAAGGTGCAATGGTTGCATCTCAAAGTCACCGCCTTCGTACTCTTCAGGGTCTGTTAGCTGACAGATAAACGATAACTTCCTGTGTGCCTGTCTGCCATCATCCCAGTTTACATCGTTATGCCAATTATAATAACCTTGGTCTTCTGCATTATATTCTGTAAACTGTAACTCATTTAAGTGCCACAGTTCTGCACCAAAGGCATTATGATTAGCAATATGGAATAGGTTAGTTATTTCATGGTACAACCAACCTAGTTCCTGATTATCTCTGGTAATCCACCTTACTTTACTTCTACGAACTCTGGTATCTACATTAGAGCCACTAAATCCTATGATTGCATCCTGTGGTTCTATCTTCTTACCTTGTTCTACTATCTGCTGGCAGAGGTCTTTGTTATACCTTTGTTGCCACATTTGCCACATTGCGTTCAATTATTCTCCCTGGGCCAATTCTGATTCATAACCACGGAAATCAGCGCAGGAACATCTGCACAGCCAGCAATAGCCGTTTCTAACCTTGTGCACTCAGCCACGATAGCAGCTCTCTTGGCAACTACGTCAGCAGGA